ATCCAATATTAAGTGTAATTCTTGCTGATGGAACTGTAGAGTCTAAGACTATATCAGCAATATCAGGTGCAGTTTTAACTGTAAGTTCAGCTTTTTCTTCAGCACCAAATGTAAATGCTCCTTATTTAATATCTAGTACTACATTACAAACTCAGTTATTTAGAGTTATACAAGTAGAAGAACAAGATGATATTAACTATGTAATTACAGCCTTATCTTATGTAGAAGGTAAATATGCGTTTATTGAAAATGGAACTGCACTTCCAACACGAACTATATCTTTATTAAGTCAACCAGCAAGTCCTCCAAGCAACCTTACTATTACTGAAAAGACAATAGTTATAAATAACATTGCAAGGAGTAAATTAATTGTAGATTGGCAACCTGTCGTGGGAGTTACTCAGTACTTAGTAAATTATAAATTTGAAAATGGTAATTATGTTTCACAAGTTGTATTTAGTTCTGATTTTGAGCTACTAGATACACCAGTAGGTGAATATACATTTCAAGTCTTTTCTTACAATGCTGCTTTAATTTTATCTACAAATCCAACAACACAAACATTTTCTGCTCAAGGTAAAACAGCATTACCAGAGGATGTATCTGGACTTACTATCGAACCAATTAATGAACAGTTTGTAAGGCTTAGATTTGCCCAAGCTACTGCTATTGATGTTTTACATGGTGGTCGAGTCTATGTCAGGCACAGCAATCAGACAGGAGGTTCAGCAACTTTTCAAGGTGCTCAAGACATTATTGAAGCTGTTGCTGGTAATGCCACAGAAGTTATAGCTCCTGCTTTGGCAGGAACTTATCTCCTTAAATTTCAAGATGATGGCGGTAGATTTAGTACTAATGCAGCAAGTGTGAGTTTATCTTTAGTAGATATTGTAGATTCAATTACTGTAAAAACTGATAGAGAGGACAACGATTCTCCTCCATTTAATAACACAACAAGCAGTTTATTTAACAATACTCAATTTGACGTATCAAGAGGTGGTCTTAATTTAGTAAGTACTACAATTACAAGTCCAGCTACTAAAAAAACAGGAACGTATGATTTTGCACAGACTCTTGATCTCGGTAGTGTATTTTCATTGACACTTAAAAGACATTTTCAAGGTGCTGGTTATTTCCCTTCTGCTTTATGGGATGACAGAGTTGGACTTGTTGATAGTTTTGATGATTGGGATGGAGATTCTGCTGAAAGAGCTAATGCAAAACTAGCGGTACGAACTTCTACAGATATGAGTTCTTACTCAGATTTTAACGAATTAACTAATGGAACTTTTAAAGGCAGAGGATTTCAGTTTAGAGCGACATTAGAAACTACCGATGCTGCTCAAAATATGCTTTTACAACAGCTAGGATATACAGCAACAATGCCTTCAAGAACTGAACAATCATCAGTTATAGCGTCTGGATCGGGAGCTAAAAATGTAACATTTACTAATTCTTTTTTTGTAGGAACATCTGCTTTAGGTAATCTAAATAATTTTCTTCCTGCCGTTATTATATCTCCACAAAATATGGCAACAGGAGATTATTTTGAACTAACTAACGTATCTGGAACAGGATTTACAGTTCATTTTAAAAACTCAAGTAATGCTAGTATTGATAGGAACTTTACCTATAGTGCTGTTGGTTTTGGTAAAGGAGGTTAACATGAAAAAAAGTATTTATTAAATCATGGGATTATCTGTAAGTAATTTCACTATTGAAAATAACTCTGGAAGGCTTGTAAGAGAAGATATAGACGCTTGTTTAAAAGCATTACAAGGACAAAGTGCAGAAAGTTCTGATTTAGCTACAAGTAAGTGTGTAGCTGGTATGACTTTTTTAAATACTACTACAAATATTTTAAAAATAAGAAATTCTAGTAATGGTGCTTTTACAGAAATAGGAAGTATAAATGAAGCCAATTTAGGTTTGTTATCAAAATCTGGTGGCACAATGACAGGTGTCTTAAAAATAGATGACTCAACAAGTGCTTCTACACCAGCATTATCTTTTGATGGAGATCCAGATACTGGATTGTTTAGAAAATCTGCTAATGTTATTGGTTTAAGTGTTGGAGGTACTGAAAGATTCTTTTTCGATCAAAATGCTGTTAATATCAATAATTCAAAATCTGTAAGGTTTTTTGAATTAACAAGTAATGGAAGTAATCACATCAGTTTTAAAGGACCAGACTCAATCGCTAGTAATAGGACAATCTCTTTACCTGATGAAGATGGAACATTATTAACATCAGCCACAGGTTTAAATGCTGCAAACATCTCAGGAGTTTTGTTTGCATTAGGTGGTACGTCTGTTTCCAGAGGAAATACTATTACTGCTTTGTCTGGTATGCACCAGATAGCACCAGCTTCTAACAACCAATATACTTTAGGTACTTCAAGTTTAAAATGGTCAAATGTTCATGCAGTTGATATGACTGCTACTAATGATCTTGAGGTTGGAAATGACGCACAGATTGGAGACTTGTTGTTAGTCAATCAAACATCTAAACATACTTATGGTAATGAGTTTTCTCTAACTGGAACTGGTGCTGCAAACCAAGGAATAGCTGAGTTTTATCATAGTGGAACGCTTGAATCGTCAAACTTATTAACATTGCGACATCAAGGTGCAGAGCATCAAAACTTTCGTCACATGATTACTTTTAGGAATAACACCGCATCAACTGTAGGTGCTATTAGATCAAGTGGTCATGCTACAGCTTATTTAACATCCTCTGATTACAGGTTAAAAGAAAACGAAACTGCTATAACAGATGGAATTACAAGATTAAAAACTCTTAAACCTTATAAATTTAATTTTAAAAATGATAATACTTCTACAAAGGTTGATGGATTTTTTGCACACGAAGTAAGTTCAGCCGTACCAGAAGCTATATCTCATACAAAAGATGAGGTTGATGAAAATGGCGATCCAGTGTATCAAGGAATAGATCAATCTAAACTTGTACCTTTACTTGTGGCTGCATTGCAAGAAGCTATTGTTAGAATAGAAACATTGGAGGGCAAGTAATTGGCAATTATCCCTGGAAAAAAGAACTTTACTATTCAACGTAGGGCAGATTTTCCGATAAAATTAACCTTTAAAGATTCAACAGGATCAGCAATAAATTTATCTGGCTATACTGTTGCTGCACAAGTTTATGATGAATCACGTTCCACAAAATATGCAGATTGGGCAATAACTTATACAGATAGAAGTAATGGAATAATTGATATGAATTTAACTGATACTGCTACTGCAACTTTTACTCCAAGTATATTGTTTTATGACGTATTATTAACAGAACCGAGTGGTAGCAAAAACTATTATTTAGAGGGTAAACTATTCATAAGTGAAGGTTACACAGCATGAGTAATCCAAATCAAGTAGTTGTCTCACAAGTCTCAGATGTAACTACTGTTGAACTTACTACACAAGGTCCGCAAGGTCCTTCATTTTCTAATACAGATACTACTTTAAACGATTCCAACAAAGTAAATGGTTCAGTAGTGTTTTTTGACTCGGCAAGTGGTACATTTAAAGCAGATTCAACTCGTACTGTAGAAAATTTAGTCGATGGAGGTAACTTTTAATGGCTAACACAATAAGGATTAAAAGATCAACTGGATCGTCTAACCCAGGATCTATGGCTAATGCCGAAGTTGCCTTTAGAGAAGGTGATGAGGTTCTAATCTATGGTACAGGTACAGGAGGAGCAGGAGGTACAGCTACAAGTATTATTCCTATCGGTGGTAAGGGAGCATTTTTTGATAAAGCAACAACTAGAAACGCAAATATTGTATTAGCTGGTCCTACAAGTGGAAGTGCTGCTGCACCTACATTTAGAGCATTAGTAAGTGATGACGTACCATCGTTAGCTCATACAAAAATTAGTGATTTTGATACAGGAGTTAGAACAAATAGATTAGATCAAATGGCTGCACCAACAGGTGCGGTAAGTGCAAATAGTCAGAAAATTACAGGGTTAGCAGATCCAACTGCTGATGCTGATGCTGCAAACAAAGGCTATGTAGATGGAGTTGCACAAGGTCTTGATGTAAAAGATTCAGTAAAAGCAACAACAACAGCAAATGGAACATTATCTTCTGCTTTTGCTAATGGTCAGACTATAGATGGTGTCTCATTATCAACTAATGACAGAATACTCCTTAAAGACCAAAATACCGCAACAGAAAATGGTATCTATACTGTCAACGCTTCTGGAGCACCTACCAGGGCTGATGATTTAGCTAGTGGTGCTGATGCTGCTGGTGCTTTTGTTTTTGTAGAGCAAGGTACAGTAAATGCCGAAAATGGGTTTGTTTGTACGAGTAATAAGGGATCTGCTGTTGTAGGAAGTAACAATCTAACTTTTGCTCAGTTTTCTGGTGCTGGTCAAATAATTGCAGGAGATGGCTTAGATAAATCTGGTAACACACTTTCCTTAGATCTTAAATCAAATGGTGGTGTAGTTATAGAATCAACTGAATTAGCTGTTGATCTTTCTGCTAGTTCTATAACAGGAACTTTAGCAATATCTGACGGAGGCACAGGAAGCACAAGTGCTTCTGCTGCGAGAACTGCATTAGGAGTTGCAATTGGATCAGACGTACAGGCTTTTGATGCACAGTTAGCAGATGTAGCTGGTCTTACACCTTCTGATAGTGGATTTATTGTTGGTAACGGATCTAATTTTGTTATAGAGTCTGGATCTACTGCTAGAGCTAGTCTCGGATTGACTATAGGTACAAATGTTGAACCACATAGCGATAAGTTAACAGAGCTTGCGACTATGGCTCAAACGACTGCAAATGCTTTGGCAGATTTAACAGAAGCCGAAGTGCAGATATTAGATGGAGCTACTGTTACTACTGCTGAACTGAATATTTTAGATGGGGTCACATCAACAACAGCAGAGTTAAACATTTTAGATGGAGTTACCTCAACAACTACTGAATTAAATATTGTAGATGGAGATACGTCTGCAACATCTACTACGCTGGCTCTTGCAGACCGCATGGTTATGAATGATAATGGCACAATGAAGCAAGTTGCTCTGTCTGACTTGGTTACATTTTTAGAAGATGGTTCTACTTCGGGTTTCGATATAGACGGAGGAACTTACTAAATTTAACCATCAGGAGGCCAAGCAATGTCAAACACAATTAAGTTAAAAAGAGGTTCTGGTAGCGATCCAAGTGCTAGTGATCTTGCTGTAGGAGAAGTTGCATTACGAACTGATCTTGGTAAATTATTTACAAAGAAAGACAATGGCAACGTAGCTGAGATAGGTGGTTCTGGTATTAGTGACGGAGATAAAGGAGATATAACTGTCAGCAATAGTGGTGATACTTTTACTATTGATGATGATGCAATAACAACTGGTAAAATTTCTGCTGGTGCTGTAAATGATGGAAAGTTAGCCTCAAATGCGGTAACAAATGTAAAAGTAGCTTCAAACGCAGCGATAGCAGGGTCAAAGATTTCTCCTACATTTACGTCAAATATTACACTTGCATCAACAACAAATGGACAAGCATTAATAATTACAAAAAATGGCACACAGGCTGCAAAGTTAGGTCATATTGGTAGCGGTAATGAAGGATTACTTGTTTTAAAAGATGGCGGTACAGATACAGTTTTACTTAATGGAGAAAGTGGTGGTAGTGCTAGTTATATTAATTCTGGTAATTTTGCAATAGGAAAAACAACTGCAAGTGAAAAATTAGATGTAGTTGGAAATATTGCAGTATCAGGCACAGTTGATGGGGTTGATATTGCTGCTCGTAATACATTATTTGGTGGTTTGACTTCTAGCTCTGGTGTATTGACCAACGGAGTAACAGCAACGACCCAATCAGCAAGTGATAATTCTACCAAAGTTGCGACAACAGCTTACACAGATACAGCAATAGCAAACCTAGTAGACTCTGCACCCGGTACGTTAAATACACTGAATGAACTGGCAGCAGCTTTAGGAGATGACGCTAACTTCTCAACAACAGTTACAAACTCAATAGCAACTAAAATGCCTCTTGCTGGTGGCACTTTTAGCGGTAATGTTTCTTTTGGTGATAACGAGATAACTAATGTTCATTCGATTGCTCTGGATAGCATAAAAGGTGATGCAGATGACAATACTAGTATAAATTTTGCTGGAAGCGACACTATAAACATTAAACCAGCAGGGACAACAAGACTTGCAATAAATACTTCTGGAATATCTATTACAGGAGCTATCACTGCAACTGGAAATTTAACTGCAAGTGGTGGTCAATTAACACTTGAAACTGGTAATGAACAACAAATACATAGGTTTTTCTCAAATAGCTCTGATAGTGATATTGCTGGTTTATTATCTGGGTCAAATTTTGGAACAGTAGTAGAAGGAGCTAATAATG